CTACCTCGCCTTGCCCTCCACATTCAGGACAGTCAATCCACCCCTCAGAATATGATGTCGTCATCTAGTGGTGCCTCATAGATATGTTGATGCTCCTGTTCCCAAGCATTGGTTGCCCGTGAGATAAACTTCTCGCGGTTAAACTTGGGGTTCGATGCTGCAAGTTTATCTGCCAGATCATGCAGCGCACTCGGCCAGCCCACCATTGGGCCGACCGTATCTGCAATGAAATCAAAGTGTTGGCGTGACATCTTCATGTTGGCTCTTCCGTGTTTCGATGATGCGTTCAGTGACTGGCTCAATTACAAAGCCATCACGATGAGTGTGATAAAAAGTCACAGAGAATGAAGCGCCGTGTTTGTCACGTCCCTTCCATTCGTAGGTAGTGAAGTCGCTGAAGTGAGTGATGCTCGGTTTGATATTCACGATGTTGTGAATGTTGATTGATGCTTCGCTGCTCATGCGATTTCTCCCCAGAGTTTGTGTTGCATTGCTTTGGCAATCGCATCCTCACGATTGCGGCGGGCTACTTCAGGATTCTTCAGGTCGCTGGTGTGGCTAGCCCAGTAGGTCAGGCAGTTATACAAGGCCCACTTGTTGGACCCGAGTTGGTCTGCCTCGTCGCCCCAGATAGAAAGCAGGCGCTCAAGCTGACGCTCGTTGGTCTTGCCTGCCTGCTGCATGGTGTATGCCTTGGCAACAGTGGCCTTGAAGAATGTCTCGGCCATGTCAGTGGTGACACGGGCTGACATCCAGTTACGCCATAGATCAGGCTGCGTCAGGAACATGTCGAGTGCGTTAATCATCTTGAGCGAAGAGCCTTCGATGTTGATCGACTCGGTATGCTTGAAGCGAGACTGCGCTGCATGTTGTGGTGTGGTGCAGCCATTGAGGCAGAACAAGCGAAGGCCATCGGCTGCTTGGCTGAATGCCCAGCTTGCATCGTAGCTGTTGAAGAAGCTGATGCGGAACTTAACAAAGTCACCGACCTTTGGCTGCACAGTCAGATCATTAAACAGAATCTCACCGCGCAGCTTGCGACCACCCTCAACCACTGAAAACTTGGTCGTATAATCTTGGCTGACGTTGGCTGTCTTCAGTGCATCCATCATGCTGTTGATCACATCGTCATGCTTCACGATGCGATAGCGTGAGCCATGAACACCAAGCACTTCGTTGGTATCAGTCCGCATCACGCACTGCTGATCTGGAATTGCATTGCCGAACTTGTCGTATACTTCCTGCATCTCAACGGGAAATGCGAAAGCCTCAGGCTGCATGTCAAACATTGGTTCTCTCCTTATTGCATTGACAGAACGGCGGTGACATCCGAACACCAGATGCCATCTTGCGGTAGGTTGAATTGGTCACGCTCTTCACCAGTGAAGAAGGTTGCCTGATCGTAGTCGGTCCAGCCAAACTTGTTGGACCAGAAGACAGGTTCATCGCCACTCATTGACGGCTTATGTGCGATCACAAAGTTAATCATTGGTTCTCTCCTCTATCTTGATTGCCTTGCGCCATTTGTAGATGGACGCGATTGATACATTCATTTTCTCTGCGGCTTTTTCAGTTCCGATTTGCTTTGACAATCGAACCGCTTCGAGTCTCGTCGTGTCGTCCAGCCCGTAGTCCGGGTGGTATGGTGAGCGTTCCATGTGTGATCCTCCCGGTCAGTGGCTCAGGGTGTGAGCCAAAGACCTCCGAACAGAATGGCGAACAGTAGGACTGATCCGATTGCAGCGTCGATGATGTCACGTTTCATAGCTATCTCCAGCGTTGTGAAATGGGGGGCCGAAGCCCCCCGTGAGGGGCCTCAGGATGCGAGGCCAAACTTGGCGAGGCGGCTGTCGATGCCGTGGCCAGTTGCGACGTGGGTGCGCTTGGGACGTGCGGTCCACTCTTCGCCAGCGAGGAGGAAGTACACTCCCTTGTCGGCGGCATGACGCTCTTCGAGGATGGCAAGCTCGGCTTCCATCTGCTCATAGCGGTCAAGCAGGCGTTCCAGTTTGACATCGGTGATCTCTTGTCCACGCTGGGGCAGAAGGTCTTTGATCTCAGCGGCAAGGTCGCCCATCTGTCCCGTGCCAGTACGCTTCCACATGAGGCTGTTGTAGCTGGTGAAGCAGGCATCCCGTGCCATGGAGATTTCAAGGTATTCGTTACCGTTATGGTATTTGATGACGGCGAGTTTCAGATCGACAAGGTTGGTTTGCTTAGTCATGTCTAGGTCTCCTGTTTGTTGGCGAGGACCACCCTCGCCATGAGTGCAAGACGCACCTGCGAGTAACCGACGAAGGAGGCTTGCAGTTCGCAAGCGTAATCCCCCAAAGGCGGATGTGTTCGAGGGCGCAACGGAGACGCACAGACCAACAGCGACTGTGCAAAAGGATTATGCTTGCGAACTGTTACCGCTGGTGCGACGCCAGCATGAAGGGCGAGGTGGCCACAGCAGAACAGGAGACCGCCAGACGCGCTGAGCAAACCAACCTTGGAGCGTCTGACACTGGCCCTTTTAGTATGCCTTATCACGTTTAGCTGTAACAATCGACCAAAGCAGGGTTTGTGCGTTGACAGCCCTTTAGCAGAGGTGGCTTATGGGGGGGACATAGGGGGGGCTGACATGGTAGGTAAAGCACCTGCAACGAAGGACAGGATGACCACGAAGCAAAGGGCGCTGGTTGAAGCGTATGTTGCAAACGGTGGAAACCTGACGAAAGCCGCAGAAGAAGCAGGATACGCTGAGGGCAACAGCGGAAGAGTGACTGCGTGGAAGGCGATGAAGACCGCCCATGTGCAGCAGTACCTGATGCAGCAGACAGCAGCGGCGTTCAGTACACATGCAGCGATGGCTGTACACAAGGTCGCTAGCCTAGCGCAGAAGGCCAAGAGCGAGTATGTACAGCTCGAAGCGAGTAAGGACATATTGGATCGTGCTGGGTTCAAGCCGATAGACAGAGCGCAGGTACAAGTCGCTGGTGACATCAGGGTTCAGATAGACCTGGGCTAGTCGAGAAAAAAGTCCCTGCGATTACAGTGTGATAGTAGGGGGTGGGGGAAAAAGTGAGAGACACAAGGTTACATATAGTCCCTCACTCGTATTTTTTCCCAAAAAGGTTCGCTATCAAAGAGGTGAGCGATGAGAGTTGGAGTGATGATTGGTTCGAGGTTCAAGGACAAGGTTCCTGAGCGACAGCCTTTTGGTGATCTCTCTATGGCTAAGAAGGGGATTGGTTATGAAGACTCCGGCGTGGCAGAGGAAGGCGGGGCAGAATCCGGCAGGCGGGTTAAACGCCGCAGGAAGAGCCAGCTACAAGGCGGAGACGGGGGGAACGTTGAAGGCTCCGGTGAAGTCGGGGGACAATCCGAGACGGGCATCGTTCCTAGCGAGGATGGGGTCGATGCCGGGGCCGGAGAAGGATGAGAAGGGAAGGCCGACGCGGTTGCTTCTAAGCTTGAAGGCTTGGGGAGCTAGCAGCAAGGCTGATGCGAAATCGAAGGCGCGGGCGATTAGTGCGCGGCTCAAAGCGAAGAAGGATTAGGGCTATGTGCTTTGGTGGCGCGGCTTTGCCGAAGGTTGAGAGCAACTATGAGAAGCCGGACTATGGTCCGTTGCCTTCTTTGGATATGGGGACCAAGGTTCAGCGGTCTGGTCCTCAGTATCAGACGCGGAAGACTGGACAGACGCAACGTAGCCTCTTGATGCCGATGGGGATGAACAATGGCTGAGTCTCGCGTTAATGAAGCTGGAAACTATACTAAGCCGGGAATGCGGAAGAGTTTGTTTCAGCGCATTAAGGCTGGAGACAAGGGCGGCAGTCCCGGTCAGTGGAGTGCGCGCAAGGCTCAGATGTTGGCCAAGCAGTACAAGGCCAAGGGCGGAGGGTATACTTCGTGAAGGCACCTCAGAAAAGTTTGGCTGCGTGGACAAAGCAGAAGTGGACCACGAAGAGTGGCAAACCTTCTACGCAAGGCCCTAATGCCACGGGCGAAAGGTATTTGCCTGAGAAGGCAATCAAGGCTTTGAGTGCTAGTGAGTATGCGGCTACGACTGCAAAGAAGCGCGAGGCTACCAAGGCTGGTAAGCAGGTCTCGAAGCAACCAACTTCAATCGCAAACAAAGTAAGGAGATACCGAGATGTATAACACCAAAAAGGGCGGCAAGGGCGGAATGACCGCAAAGCCTATGCCGAAGCCGAAGCCGAAGGGCAAATGAG